CTAAAATTCGTGAACTACGTGATGGAGTTAGTGAGGCCAATAAATGAATAAACTAATTATTGCTGCTTTGGTATTATTTTCAACTTCCGCTTTAGCTAACTACAATGTGGTGATTTCTAAGCGCAATCAGACTATGAGCGTTTATGAAGACGGTGAGTTAATTGAGCGTTGGCCGGTTTCGACGGCCCGCAGAGGATATTACACTCCAACTGGAACGTTCTATCCTTATTCATATCAACCTATGCACTATTCAAAGAAGTATGATAATGCGCCAATGCCACACTCTATTTTCTTTTCTGGAGGATATGCTGTCCATGCTACTCCTCATGTCGGGAATCTTGGGCGTCCTGCTTCTCATGGCTGCGTTCGTCTATCTCCCTCTAACGCTGCTACACTCTACAATATGACGAAAGGTGAACCCACGACAATCACAATCAAGGATTAATCTAATGGATCGTAAAGAGAATTATTCATATTCACACGCAAGCACAATAATGTGGTCTTTACAGCAGGAATTGAATAGACATAAGGCTCGTAGATTGAACAACAACCATATAGAAGAATACCTTTTGAGACGGATTGCGGAATTAAAGGAATATGAGAAAGAATGCTTAAAAAATCAAGTTTCGTAGATGAAATTGAGACCTTGTGTCGTGACAAGAATATTGAATACATCGATGCTGTTGTGTTTTGGTGTGAGAGAAATAAGCTTGAGATTGAGACTGCAGCATATTGGATTAAGAAAGATCCTGTGATGAGGTCCAAAATTCAGCTAGAAGCTGAAAATTTAAATATTCTCAAGCGCGGGGCAAGGCTTCCAATCTAAATATAGGGTTAACCCTTTGTTGGAGGCCAAAATGCTTATCAAGACAATCGGTAAACCAGCTCATGTATCTATAAATGTTGTGAAAAAAGCGGCGAACTTCTATGGCAAGTATTTGCTGAATAATACGAAGCTTTTTAACAATATTGAGTTGACTATGATATTTGAGAAATTTCCTGAAGGTGATAATGACTATGCATATTGTGACTGGGTAGACGACAATCATTGCAGCAGAGAGTTCCACATCACTGTGGACAAGACTCTAACCAAAAAAGAGACGTTGTTAGCCCTTGCTCATGAAATGGTTCACCTCAAACAATACGCTAAAGGCGAACTCAAAGACATATTCAGACCTGCTAAGATGATAAAGTGGCATGGTGATAGGTATATGACTGATGGTGTTGATTATTGGGAGCAACCTTGGGAAATAGAAGCCTATGGTCGTGAGAAGGGACTCTATTTCAAGTTTCTATATCATATGAAGAATGGTGAGAAAGATATACCATGTCAGCTTTTGAAGCCTATAAAGAATACCTAGCTCTCAAGAATCATTTTAGTAAACCAAACTACGATTATATTAAGTACAATGGTAAGACTGGCGTAAAACAGTCGTCGTTTGTCAATCGTAAGGATAAGCTGTTCTTTGAGAAGCTTGCCAAGCGACCGGACTATCATGACTTTCTTATTGCCAATCTTTCCTTCAATCATAAGCTTTGGATCAAAGAGATTGCTTACTCTGATGAAGCAGATAAGCGGTATCTAGAATGGAAGAAGCGTAATCAATCCCTCACATACCTTTTCAAGACTGAAATCTCTAAACATCTATTACAACCTTTCAACGATAACTTCACTTGTAGGAATGGCGAACATCCAGCATTGATGAAGATCTATCTGGGAGGCGATATTTGTTTAGAGACTTTATGTATTCTTCTTGACCTATCTGGTGCCTTGAAACATTGGGACAGCAGGATGGAATATGATCCAGTGTGGGAAGAACTAAGCCTGAAGGTGAAGAAGTATATTCCGTTCATCAAATATGATAAGGAGAAGTATCGCAAAATAATCCTTGACCTCTGCGCCGAATAGCGCTATAAATAATTAGGGCGATACGAATGCCCTAATACAAACATACTAAGATACGATTCATACGGAGATAATAATGGTAGATTTTGCCAAGCTAAAGTCCAATTCTGGTAAGAAGTCCCTCCAGAGCCTCACTCAAGAACTAAACAAGGTTGCCGGTAATGAGGGCAGCAAAGAAGATGAACGCTTCTGGCAGCCAACGGCTGACAAGGCCGGTAACGGTTATGCGGTCATTCGCTTTCTTCCTGCTCCCGGTGAAGAAGACGTTCCTTTCATTCGTCTGTTTGAGCATGGCTTCAAGGGTCCAGGCGGTTGGTATATTGAGAACTCACTGACCACCATCGGTAAGAACGATCCTGTTTCTGACTACAATACCAAACTTTGGAATAGCGGTATTGAGGCAAACAAGGAAATCGCTCGTAAGCAGAAGCGCAAGCTGAACTTCGTTTCTAATGTCTATGTCGTCCACGATTCTGGCAATCCAGACAAGGAAGGCAAGGTGTTTCTGTTTAAGTATGGTAAGAAGATCTTCGATAAGCTCAAGGAAGCTATGGAGCCTCAGTTTGAAGACGAAGAGGCAGTGAATCCTTTCGACCTCTGGTCTGGTGCTAACTTTAAGCTCAAGATCCGTCAGGTTGAGGGTTATCGTAACTATGATAAGTCGGAGTTTGACAAGGCTGGTCCTCTGTTTGAGGATGATGCTAAGCTAGAAGCAGTTTGGAAGGCTGAACATTCTCTACAGCAGTTCCTTGCTCCTACTAACTTCAAGACCTATGAAGAGCTTCAGGCTCGTCTTTCTAAGGTTCTTGATGAGCGCGTTGCTCCTGCTGCGTCTAAGACGGCTGAGAGCGTTGATCTAGAAGATGATGCGCCGTCCTTTAAGGCTACGCATGCTCCTAAGTTCTCTGGTAGCAGCGACGACGATGAGGACGATATTCAGGACTTTTTCAATAATCTTTCGAAGTAAGGATTGGGAGGCGAAAGCCTCCCTTTTCTTTATCCCCAAGTTTTGAACTTACCAGTTTCATTCCATCCTAAAAAGAACTTTGATGCCCATTCTGGAACGCCGGTATCATTGTTATAATTAATACCTCTATCACTATTAAACATAGCGCCAGCCGTTGTAGTCTCTGGTAAATTAACTTGTTGAGGCGTAGGAGAAGCGGCTTGTTCTTCTGACAATTCAGATTGAGCTTGTTTATTGACAGCTGCTTCTTTCAACTGATTTGTTATTTCTTCTTGTTCATTATTGTTTAATAACATACCTGTGTTATTAGTTGATTGTTGTAGTATTGCACCGCCAACCATACCAAGCATACCGCCCATTCCCATACCCATTCCCATACCGCCGCCGTTGATTAGGCTGTTGGTAGAGTTATTAACCATTTCTTGAACTTCTGGGTTCAATGGTGCAGGTTGAGCAGCTGCCATAGCTTGTTGTGAAATGCTTTGCTCAGAACCCATGTTTCCGGCAGAAACTGGAGTAGCGTGAGCGCCGGGAGTAGTTGGTGTACCTGATTCGTTACCGGGAGTAGTTGTGCCACTACCTACGTTAAGACCTGATAACCAAGATGCGGCACCACCAGATTTACCTTCTGTACCCCAAACGGCAGGTGAGCCGAAACCAACGTGAATTTTTGTTGGACCCATATAACCTTCGGCAGCACCAATACCAGTAGCACCGGCTGCGGCAGCTGCTTCAACAAACTTTCTCTTTAAAGGAATATCTTGAGGGTTGTTATCGGATAATATCTTGCCGCCGCTGTAAAGATCTAAATCTGCAGCACCAACGCCGATATCATGTCTTGTAGAACCAGTTCTTGGACCTTGAGGGAAGTTGGGTTGAGCGCCAGAAGTGACGTTAACCGTAACACCAGCAGAAGCTGCTGCTTTTTGTAATACTCCTAGAAGTCTTTCATTGATCGGTAAATGACGAATGCCGGTTTGAGATTGAACCACTTTGCCGGCATCTTGGCCTTTACCTGCGGTAGCAGTTGAAGAAATAATACCACCGCCTTGTGATGACATAGACTGCATAGGCGTAGATTGTGGTGTTAGATTAGGCGTTGTAGCCGAAGGCGTTGTTTGTGAAGCATCAGATTGTGGCGATGTTGATTCTTCGGTAACTTTACCAGCTGCTCCAGCTTGTGCAGCTTGCATATAAGGATTGTGCTTACCATGTTTCCATGTCGTCCAATCTCTAGGAACACCGTTTGCTTCTCTAAGCATTTTAAGAGCAATTCTAGCGTTTGTTTCAGGATTGAATAATTCTTCGTTGCTAGATAAACCGTATTTTGCTCTTCTTTCAGGACCAAGTTTGTCGAGCATATTAATCTGCCAAAGACCATACGAATTGTCGCCAGTGGCAGGATTATGATTATGAGCTTGAGGATTGCCAGCAGATTCAGGTTGAGAGATAGCGCCTAATACGGCTGCTTCTTGTTCATTGCCGCCTACTTTTCTAATAAGAGCAGCCGCCTTCTCAGCATTAAAAGAACCACCAGCACCAACTAATTGAGCACTGCCTCCGCCTCCACCGCCCATTAGGTTATATGCAGACGCACCTGCTGCACCAGCAGTTAATCCTCCAACGGCCACCTTAAACGCACCGGGGAGATAGTCGAAAGAGCGTAGAATGCCACCTAGAAGGCCGGTAACGCTGCTGCCACCGGAACCGGCTATAGAGTCGTGTAACGCTTCCGTAGCGCTGCTTAGACTTGAGA